GAATGGTTTCTTTTGACCGATGGCAGTCATTTGATATTCAAAATGAGTTACAGGCTGTTGGCATTAGAACAGAGACTGTATCAGTTGCTAAAAAACATTATGAGGATTTGGCTATGATGATTTATGAAGAGCGTGTTGCCATTCCAATGATTCCAATATTACTCGAAGAAATGTCAGAATTAAAAATAATGAAAGGCAATAGGGTTGACCACCCCCGTAAAAAATCAAAAGATTTAGCAGATGCTGTTTGTGGGGCGGTATTTGGGGCAATATCACATACAGCAAAGACTAATAATACAGAGATAGATGTCCATACTTGGAGTTCTGCAACTCGACTTGCGGAAAAACAGCAACGTATGGTAGAATTGGATAATCGAGAAATGCCTAACGATGTTAAGGATTTTCTGGATAAATTCAACTTAATATAAACAAACAAGGAGAAAAATGAATTCATTTAAAAAGATTGCCATTGTCATCGCTGCAGCCTTGACTGGTAGTGCTCTTGTTGCTGTGCCTTCGCAGGCAGCACCAACAGTAGCGTATACAACATTATATGACACGACAAACGGTGTTCAAGTAATTGGTGGATATGCAACTCTTACAATTAATACTGATACAGATTCTGTAGCAACTGTTACTTTATCTGGAATAGGCTCAATTGTATCTGCAGTTGCTGGAACTAATACAACTTTGTTAACACCAGTTAACGGTTATTATCAAATCACAACAAGCAATGTTGGTGCAGGAGTTTCAACTCTTGTTTTAACAAGTCCTGTTGCTGGAATATCTACCGTAACAGTTACTCCAATTACAGCAGGTACTGGAATTCCAGGAACTCCTGTAGTTAAAACAGTTACATGGACACCTTCTGGTACATTAGCAGTATCACAAGCATATACAACAGTTCACTCTGCTGTAGGAGTTGCTGCACCAGATGCAACAACTAATGCTGTAGCAATTGTTGCACCAAAGACTGTTCAAACAGCAGCAGCAAATGCAGTTGCTAATATTCGTGTAACATTAAAAGATGGTAACAACAATTCCATTACAAATGGAACACTTACAGTAACCGTTGCTGGTCCAGGAATGGTTGGTCTTGGTACAACACAGGCTAACGCAGCCCTACAGGGTCGTGCTGTTACTGGAACTGCTGGTCAATACTTTATCAACGTATTTGGAGATGGAACATCAGGAACATCAACAATTACAGTTGCAAGTGGATCTACAGTTTTAGCAACTAAAACAATTATTTTTGCTGGAGATGCTGCAACTTATACTGCAACAAAAGGTTTTTCAGTTTACCGTGTTGGATCTAACGGAACTGATGGATCATCAACATCTTATGCTGTTGCTATTGCTGTAAAAGATGCAAACAATAATCCAGTTTCAAACGGAACTACAGTATATGCTACATCAAGTTCTACATCTGTAGCAACAATTTCTGCCTCAGCAACAACAAGTGGTGGAATTGCATACTTTGCTTTGAATGGAGTTTCTGCTGGAAGCACTGCAATTACATTTGCTAATGCTACAGTAACTCCTACAATTTCAACTAACGTTAATGTTACAGTTGGAAATTCAGTAGCATCATCTGTTAAATTAGCATTTGATAAAACATCATATGCAAACGGAGAAACAGTTAAACTCACCCTGACAGCACTAGATGCTTCAGGTAACCCAATCTCAGATATTGCTGCAGCAGGGGCTTCATATACAGATTTGCTATCTGCAGATCTAATTTCATCTACTCAACTAGGTGGAGCAACATTAGTTGGATCTAAAACTCCAACATTTGTTGGTGGAGTTGCAACATGGAACCTATACGCTCCATTATCTGCTGGTCCATTTACAGTTACAGGAACAACTGGAACTGCTACTGGTCTTGCTTTAGCAACACAAAAGGTTGCTTTATCAACAACAGCAAATGTTTTAGATGCAAATGCTGCAGCAAATGCTGCAATTGCAAATCAAATTACTGCATTAAATGCAAAAATTGTTGCTCTTACTGCTTTAATTGCTAAAATCATGAAAAAGTTAGGTATTAAGTAATACTTAAAACTAAAAGTTTGGGAGTCAGGAAACTGGCTCCCTTTCTTTTTTGTGTTTTTATGTTTAATTAAATAATAAATGATATAATTAGTCATATAATTACACATTGGAGTTAGCCCCTAATTGAAAAGACTTAAGCGTAAACTAATAATAGCCTTTGGGGTAGGTTTATGCATAACAATTTTTGGAATAATGTCACCAGATCATGCTGGCGCTACAGAAACTCAAGAACAGGTAATTGTTAGTCCAGCACAACAAGCAGTTAATACAGCCCTTGCAGGAGCCACTACAGCCGTTCAAGAGGCTATAGATGCCACAGCAAGTGCAACTGTTGAAATAACACAAGCACAAACTGAATTAACCTCAGCCCAAACAGCAACATCTGCTTTATCTACATTGGTATCAACAGCACAAACAGAAGTAAATAATGTTCAAACCGCTACTAATACTATTAATGCTATTGATTTAACTGTTACACAAGTAGATCAAAGTTCTCAGGTAGTACAAGATGCCAAAGATACAGTTATTGATGCTCAGACTGCTATAAATAATATTAATATAACTACCGCTCAAACAGAAATATCAGAACTAACGACAGCAAGAACTGAAGCGGTTACAGCACAGACAACAGCACAAACAGAACTAACTCAAGCCAATATTGCTATTGATAGTGCTCAGACAGCAGTAAATAATTTACAAGCAACAATTGGAACAACCACAAATGTTCTTGCTGGAGTAGATGATGCAGGTATTCTTATGAATCTTCCATTTAATTTACAGATGGGTGGCACTTTATATAATAATGTTTATGTTGGCTCAAATGCCACAATCACATTTGGAGTAGATGAAGGTTGGGTATATTATCAAACACCTAATGCCCCTTCAGTTTCTATTGCTGGTTGGGACTGGACTACATGGAGTACAGGAACTGGAATTACATATTCAACAACAGGTTCCTCACTAGATATTGCATGGGATCTTCGTCCATATCCACAACAAGATGCTTCTACACAAATGGTTCAAATTAGATTTAATGCGGATGTAAACCCAACTGACGGTGCTTGGATGGCTAATGTAACTGCGATTGGACCAATTCCAAATGGTGCCAGATTTAACTATAGAGAAGTTGCCAACGGAGCAATAACAGAGATTACAGATACAAACACTGGTTCTGGTTTTGCTGGACAAATAAGTCAAGGTGCAGAATTTATACCATATGTAGATCCAAATACATCAACAGTTCAAGCAGCAGTTGATGCTGCAAATGCAACCATATTTCAATTAAATGCAAGTCTTAGTCCAGTTGTTGCTCAGAATGCTATAAATAATTCTACACTTTCTACATTACAATCAAATATAAACTCATTAAACAATACCGTAAATTCAGCGGTATCTACTAAAACAGGTTTACAAACCACATTAAATACAAGAGCAACAACATTAAATAATACTATTAATAATAATATTCCTACTCCTGCCCCAATACTTTCAGAACCAATTATTGAAGGCACTACCGTAACGATATCTCCTGAGTTACCAGCAGGGTACACAGCAAATACTTGGTTTTATCAAGTAATAACAAATGATCCAAATGCAGCAAACCCATATGAAGGTCAAACTTTAAACACAGATGGAGCACCAGAGTCTATTCAATTAACTGGTTTAACAGAGGGTGCTACATACACTATCAGAGTTGCTAACTGGTCTGGTCCAGTAAGTGCATATACTGAGACTATAATTTCAGTACCAGCCCCAAGTTCTAACCTAACTACTGGTGGTTTTGATTATTTTCCAATTGATAACAACGAACAAACTGTACCAGATGAGACCATTCCAGTTGAAGAGGATAATACAGAGCCAGAGCCAATCCCTGAAGATCCTGTTGATGAGACACCTTCTGAAGAGCCTGAATCTCCCGATACGGATACACCTGAATCTGATGAGTCTTCATCCACCGACGAACTAGAAAATATTCTTGAAGAAAATCAGGATTCTTTTGAAGAAATAGCACAAGACAATGATACCTTATCTGTAGAAGAAATACAGGATGTGATTACAGATTTAGTTGCAGATAGTGGTTTAGATATGTCAGAAGTTTCAGAAGTTTTAGAAGCAATTGCTAATGGTGGAGAGGTTTCTGAAGAAGTCGCTGCTGAAGTTTCATCTACATTATCAGAAGGTGGATTAACAGAGTCAGAAGCAGAATTTATTACAGAAATGTTGTCTGCAGATGGAGAAAT